ATGGCAACGGACATATTTTCGCTTTTGTTTTCTTCTTATAAGGATTATCAAAAGCAGTCGCTCATCCAAGCCAACCAACGCAAATCAAAGGTTGGCGATACCACCTATTCATTAAGCTCTGTTGATTATAACCCGACAACAAGAGCGGCCAAAATCACGTTTGAATGCACTAAGCAGTATCGCACGGTGGAACGATATGTCACCAGAAATTACGAAAAGCATCCTGTTTATTCAGACTGGAAGTATAAAACTACATATATCAAAAAGAATATCAAGCTAACCAATGAGAATTTGGAAGCGTTGAATCGACATGAGGACGATTTGATTAGCGACTTTGCAGCGGAAATTATTGCGCTTCTTGAAAACGATGATATGATTCCGTCCTGGCTGCGTAAAGAATGGCTGCGTAGGCAATGGAAGGATGAAGTCGCGAAGCTTGACGATAAAAAGAACCAGAAAAAGAGAGAACATGCGCAGGCTGTTTCACAAGCGAACAATGAGATAGAGGCTCTAAAGGGCGCAGTGAAGAAAGCAGAAAAAAAGGCACGTAGGCCTAGAAAAAAGCTTGATAGAATCAATCGGAAAATCGAAAAATTACGCGCGCGCAAAAAATCCACAAAGCGGGAACAACGGCTCTTAAAAAAGCAAGAAAAGTGGGGACAGATTTGCGCTGACGTGGAAAACCAGATAAATAACCACTTGTCCAAGGTACGAGTAATTGAGCTACAAATTGGAGTGTTAGACGAAAATTTCAAATCTGACACACAAAAGCTTGACAACCAAGCCGAAGCCCTCCATCAAGAATACATCGCAAGTAAAAAGCAAATTCAGCCCTTGATTACCACGTTCCAGCAGGACAATGAATTCATCCCTCTTAAAACCTTCATGGGTATAAAATACGAAAAAATCGTCGGTTGTTATGTCATACATAATACTGAAAAGAACAGGTATTACGTCGGGCAGTCAAAAGACGTGATGAAGCGTTTAAAAACGCACTTTAGGGGAACCGTGCCGAACAGCATGGTATTTGCGGAGGATTATTTTTCCTCTCAACTCAAAAATAAAGATGATTTATATACAGTAAAGGTAATTCGTTGCCAAACAAAAGATGAATTAGACGCAACCGAAAGAGAAATGATAGAGTATTACGACGCTTATCTTCATGGCTACAACGGCACAAGCGGGAATGTTTAGAGATAACAGCTTCTGAAAAAGCGTTAGAAAGGCAGGCATGTTATATGGATGCAATTGTGATTGATGTCAAGAGTATTTATGTCGTGCCTATCAGCGAAGGCGCAGCTAGAAAAGATGTTTTAGCGGCCTATATGCGAACAAGCGGTGAGGGCTGGCGCAACAATAGAGGAGAATCGTTTACCTATTGGACGTCAACGCATACCCCCACACTTTATTCCGTTCGCAGAAAAGTAGAAGAACCCCATAAGCAGCAGCTTTTGGGATATATGCTTGGCGAGATTGACATAGCCGACTGGTGGGCGCAAGCATACCCCATCATTGCGCAAATCGCGGATGTCGCTGGAGCGGTGACAGGCGTTGCCGCAATCGCATCCGCGCCTTTCGTCTTTATTAAATGGATAAGAAGCAAATGTCAAAAAGCAGAAAAGACAGCGGAATACACCTTGATACAGAAGATTCTTAGCGGTGACAGTTGGAATGTTTCGTTATTATCGCAGGAGTTATCTCTTTCTGAAGATGATACAAAAAAATTGCTAAAGGGCTTCGGTTACGAATGGAATCGAAACAAAATGCTGTATATCGCTACAGAAAAAACCGAAAAATTACGAAACATAAAGCCAGATGTGAATTATTACTGAGTTCACCCCACCCACGCCTGTACCTCCCCCTCGCCCGGCTGTTTCCCCAACCTTGCCGCATACACCCTCAAATCCTCCTTATACCCCTCGAACGTATCCACGCGCGTCACGTTATAAAACACGCCGCGATACTCAATGAAACAATCCGCGTCAACGTCCCGCCGCCAGTTAATCACAAACAGCATTTCCTCGGATTGCTGCACGGCGCGGGCCGCCATAAACTCTTTCGCGGACAGTTGCCGCACATAAGCCCAAAGCCGCCCCGGATGGAGCGGCTTGTACATTGCCGTGGCAAACCCCGCGCTATCCTTGACATGCTGCGCGCGGTATAGTATAATCTTCTTGTCCTTCAAATAGTGCATTTTCCCGCCCTTCCCTCCAAAATGATGTTATCATATCGCCTGCGTGTATTCGCTGTAATGCTCATAAAGCCCAACATAGGCATTTAACAAACTCGCCGTGCCGTCAATGCGCTGCTTCGGGGACTGATTTTTCACCGGGACAATATTGCCGTTTCTGTCTGTTTGTGTGCCGGTATTCGTCAAGCACCATTTCAGCACTGGATTGTTATTGTAATTCACCCTTTTGGCCTGCAAATCAACGCCAAGCATTTGCATGGGAAGTGACAAGGTTTTCGCCCCTTGTATGCAGCGTTCCATGCGAAAACCCTCTGAGGTCATTTCCTCAACCCAATATTTCGCACTGTAGCTGTCATAGTACACCCATGCAACGGTGATGCCCTCTTGTTTCGCCATCTCAATGAACCATGTTGTAACGTCGCTGTAATTGATACAATTGCCGTTGCATAGCCGCAAAAGGCCCTTGCTGTGCCATACGTCATAGGGTATCTTATCGAGCCGCACACGGTCATACAGGCTGTCGGCGGGTAGCCAATACATTTGATGTATGTACTTTTTATCTTCGCCCCGCTTCATCATCATAATAGTGGCACAAGTCAAGTCTGTTGTGATAGATAAATCCGCGCCGCCGATTGCATATGTACCCCGGAAGTTAGATAAATCAAACTGTTCTTCGTTGTTAATATCATCGAAAGAAAGCCATGCCGTTTTTGCGGTTTCACGGATATTAAAATCTTTTGTCAGTATGCCGGTTAGGTCGGCGGGATTGTTCTTTGCGCGCTCTACCTTCGCCTGCAAATCATCCAGCTTTTTGATGCTTCCCAACGCCGGGTTTGCTTTCATCCACGCCGCCGGGTCGCTCCATTCCGCGCGGTCGTCAAGTTCGTAAATCACCGGCAAAAAGCTATTGTCCTCAAACGTGCCGTCCGCGATTCCGCAGGCGTAGGAATACATATCGTCAAAGATATTTTCGCGCACCGTGCCCGCCGTTGTTATCATAATCAATAGCGGCTGCCGCCGCGTGGACTGCGATTGCTTCATGACTTCGTACAAATTGCGGTCTTTCACGCCGTGGAGTTCATCCATGATAACAAGGTGGGCATTCATGCCGTCAAGGGTTTCGCTGTTGCGCGCAAGGGGCTGCATCTTTGAAAAGCTGGCCTCATGGTATAAGTCCATCTTGCGCTTTTTGACGTGCCGTTTCAGCTGCGGGGACTGTTTCACCATGTTATGCACTTCGTCGAACACAAGCCGCGCCTGGGCGTATTTCGTGGCAGTGCTGTACACCTCGGCCCCGCCTTCGCCGTCCGCAAGCATCATATACAACGCGATTCCCGCCAAAAGTGTGGACTTACCATTCTTCCGGCCCACCAAAAAGAACGATTCCCGAAACTGCCGCAAGCCGGTTTCCGGATTCATCACGCCAAACAACGCTTCAATGTACGCTTTTTGAAACAGCTCCAGCTTGACCGGCTGCCCCGCCCATTCGCCTTTTGAATGCTTGCAGAACCGCTCGATAAATTCAACGGCGCGGGTACTTTTTTCGGCATTAAGGATAAAATTTTGATTATTTATATTATCCACTAAACAAGCATACACTTTCCGCAAACGCTTGCAGGCCGGGATTTCTCCGGCCTGAATGAGCGTGTTATACTGCGCAATATAGCTCATGCGTCTTTCCCTCGTATGAATGCGCTCAGTTCGTCTATATCGCCTTGTGAGGGCTTTTTAGGCAACAGGTCAGTCAATTGCTTTATCAGGGCAGAATACCGCTTGCAGAGGGTGTCATAGTTGCGTACTTCGCTGCTGTCGGTTTCCAGCTTCTTTTTGCAATCACGCAAGGGCTTTTTGAGGAACAAAATCTCGTCAATGAGGAATGAAGCCGCCGTTTGCTTTTCCTCCGGGATAAGCGCCTGTATGTCCTCCAATTTTAGTTGATCTTTGGTCTTTCTCATGGTAAACTACTCCTATCTTTCTTAAAAGTTTCAGAAACTCATGGAGGGGAAAAGTTATCTCCTGTGTCGGTATAAGATTCGGTCGTATTTTGGCGGGAATAGGGGGGAGTATAAATCACATTCCCGGCTGCATCGAACGATACCCCCGCCGCCGTAGCCGCCCCTGCGCCGCTGTGCTCGACGTTGTGACACGCAAGGCATAGACACTCCAGATTATCCATGGACAGGGCGATTTCGGGCCGCCTGACGTTCCAGCGGTCAAGATAGATTTTGTGATGCGCGATTTCGCCCACGCCGCCGCACCGCTCGCAAATATAATGCTTTGATTGCATGAACAGTTTTGACACCTGCCGCCACTGCGGACTATTATAAAATTTATCGTTCATAACTCAATGCTTTCAATAGGCTGTCGATTGTCCGCTGCAATTTTTCGGTGTCTGCGCTTTCGCCGTAATACCAAAGCTGCAAGATGAACCGCGCCGCCGTTTTCGCAAGCGGCGAAAACTGCCCGAAAGATTCAATGCCGGTTGTAATATGCATATAATCCGGGATTGCCTGCACCAACGCCGCTATCTGCGCGTCATTGTCCGGGCCGTCAATGCGCAAAATATCCCGCGCTTCTTCGATTGAAAAAATCATGCGCTAATCTCCAATTTTGCGAACGCTTCGCCGATAAGCGGCTTGCCGTCCGCGATTGCCATAGCGCGGTAGTCAATCAGGCCGCTTGTAAAGCCGCTTTCCCGCGATACTTCGATAGCAATTCCCTGCGGAATGTTCACGCCGTAATACTTGAAATTGCCAAACAGGATTGTATCGTCCGGGATAAAATCGTCAATCACAATTGGAAAACCAAACAGGCGCATGATTGTATCATTTTGATTGTCCTGCGTAAAAATGAACGCGCCGTCATTGGTTTTCGTGCGATAAACGCGATTGTACAGGGTATGGCTGCTCATTGCGAATTTCGCGCCGTTGCTGTAGCCGCGCCGCAACAAAGATATGAGCCGCAACAC